ATCAATAACATTATCTTCTTCATCAAACTCTGCTACTGAATTCATACTCAGGTTAGGTTTTTCGGGGTTTCTTTTATCATCAGCAAATCCTTTTAATCCATAAACAAAAGTAGTTTGTGGATCATTGGTTGCCATTTTTATCATGCCTCTAGCTATAGTAGAACATAATTCGTATTCTTGTGTGCTCATCTTAGACTTAGTATCCATAGTAATACCACATGTAAATCCTTTCTCCCATGGAGAAATCAAAACTTTAATGCAGTTTTTAAATGTATCTTTTTTTCTAGCCATTCCAATACCTGTCTACGTTATCATTATTGTATTCTAATACTTTATGTTCAAATCCTCTTTTCATACTAGACTTACCAAAGTGTTCTGCTTTCTTTTCATCATCAAACAAAGTATTATTAAACAATTTGTACTCTTTATCTTTTTTATTTTTAAACACTACAAAAAATAACTCCATACTAATGAAGAGAGATAGCAGAAAATAGACCCCTCAAACTATTCTCTACCACTCTCTACATCCTCCTTCTTTGGATTTGTGACAGCAGTGTACCAAACCCATTTAGGATTCTTTCCTTTGGATTGCTGTTGTGGTAAGTGTTGCAATCCATCTCCCCAACATGGCACCTTGTATGGACAGAATGAACATACGGTGCCTAGCGTTCTGTTGCCTGTTGGTTTGCCTCTGAAAGTTTCTTCTACGTCTTCGAAACATCTCTGGAAATCGGTTTTATTTTTTAATGCTTTGTAATTATCTGTTGCTACTTTAATAAACTTATTCTTGTGTTCTTCTTGAACCTCTGGTGCTTCACATACTGTCCACTCACCTGTAGATTTATTGATAGCTATCCAACCACCAAAAGGCTTTCTCTGACTTTCAGAGTAGAGAAAACCTTGTGATGCATAACCAAAGGAATCGTTATTAACTACTTCATTGAAGCCCCCCTTTTCTCCAAACTTATGTTCAAAGGAATATGGTGACGCACTCTTAATGTCCCAAACTTTGTTATCAATTTCAACATCCAATCTTCCAGACATAGAGTCTTCTTCAAACTTATACTTAACTTCTTTTTGCTCACTATCAATTTTAACTCCTGCAGATTTTAAAACAAATATAGCTAGTGCTTCTACTAAATCACCAAATGTATTACGCATCTTGTTATTATAAGGTTGGCCATCACCTTTAATACCTTTTGCTTCCATCTGTAATTGACATAGTGGTCTACCTATATTTGACATTCTAGGTTCAAACTTGTCCTTACGCTTCTCTGAGAACTGTCTACGCAAAGCATTTTTACATGCCTCACCAAACTCCTCGACTAAATCCTCAGAGATAGCAACAGGATTGCTAGATACTTTATCAAGATATATCTTTACTTTATCTAGTATTGTATTCATTATGATGTCAATACTTCCTCTGGAAGTTTATCGTCCATCTCTTCCACAATCTTAGCGTCTTCACCATCTTGATCAGTTGGTTTCTTTGCTCTAGCATTTTTGTAAGCTGCGATAACTTCATCGTTTTCTTTTTTTACAGCTTGTTGAAACACAGTTAAAGTGTCGTTATCTTCTTGTGTAAACTGTAATTCAGAACTAGACTTAGGATCAATTACAGGAACATAAAAAGTATTACCACCTTTTTTCTGCCTTTCAGTATCAATAGATAGCACTTGTTTTAGCATAACCTTACCACTATCTTTAAGTCTTTTGATAGCATTACTTACAGGTAAGAATGCTGTACCTGATACTCTGTACAACGTAGGTAGATTTTCTACCTTATGCTTTTCACCATTAGCTAACACTCCATCAAAACTAACTACACCATATACTAATCTATAACATCTGATAGTTCTCTGTATCATTTGTTGATCTGGTGATAGTGAGTCTCTGTCTTTGTATGGAACTTTACCACAATTAACTCCACCTAACATATCAATTGCTTCATCTTTGTGTGATGAAAATATAACTGATCTATTAACATACTCACCTTTATCAGTATCGTAGTGCATGTATTGCATACCACTGATAAATGGTCTGAAGTTAACTGGTTTACCATACGCAACTTTACCTATGGTAGTATCAAACACAGAAAAATAACCTACTGGTATTTGATTACCATCGTCATCTTCTGGGCTTCTATTGATAGATAATCTAGGAATGCCATCACTACTAGATGTACCATCATCTTGACCGATAGCTTTCATTATCTGCTCATCAGTCATTTGGTTTATATTTATGAGTTCATTATCTGACATTGAACACCTCCTTATAAAAATTATTGTATATCATATTTTGCATAATATGTCAAGTATTATTTTTTACTTTTTTTCTTATACGGTGGATACACTAGGTCGCATATCCACAGAAAGATAACTACTACTAAGCAAGCAGATAAAAATATATCTAACATAACTCTGTCTCCCCATCTGTTTGTATTACTTTAAATCCATCATACTCAGCATATTGCTTCCATGCTGAATAATCTTCATGGTCTTTGTTTAGACGGAGTATAGAGTATGTACCTTCGTAACTTCTTACGAATGCTTGGTATTCATCGTAGACAGTAATGTCCACATCTTCATACTCATCTAAAGTTTCTAGAGCCTCAATCATATTAATCCTCCACGTTATAGGCTTTTGATTGTTCAAATAAAAAGTACTCGTATCCCTCGTGCTCTTTATTATCATTCATTAACTCTGCATATGCATCTGCACTACGCTTATTAATAAACTGTTTTTCAAGAATAAATGTATCAGAGTGTTTGAATTTACCCATGACCATATATTGTTTTATTTTCTTTTCAGAATCACTTAGTATCATATAGTTATTACCTCCTTCATATCTAACCAGTTATATCCTATTTTTGTTTCTGTGTCAAGTGGAACATTGAAATCTATATCATAATATTTTTTCAATGAATCAATAACACTGCCTGTGCCCTGCTTGAATATTTTACCCATCACACTTTCTTCACCAGGATAAACATCAGCTACGATAGAATCGTGAACTGTGTTTACGAGTAAACTTTTTACTTTCTGTTCTTTCATTAGATTGTATATATTTATACATGCTAATGGAACAATATCTGCTGTTGCAAAACCTTGCACAGGATAATTTTTTATTTGTGTACCATAACTAGATCCACCCCAAGGCATTCTCTGTGCGTATGGAAATGCATACTGCCTACCAGTTGGTATCTTTATAGATTTAAATTTTATAGCATGAGTTTGTAATTTATCATGCCATGCTTTTATACCTTTATACTTTTCTAAAAACTTACGATAATATTTTTTCTCATCTTCAGTTCCTGTTACACCACCATACAAAGGTTTAAATGTATGTGCCTTAGCATCTTGTCTTGATACTCCAATAATATCTGCAGTGTATTGATGCACATCAATATTATTTTTTATATCTTCCATACCTTGTTCATCTTGTGCCATAAACACTGCAGTTCTAAATTCAAGCTGAGAAAAATCTATCTCTAGTATTTTACCATTAGTAAATCTAGACTTAACAACTTGCCTAATAGGAAATGTTTTACCCCTAGGTTGGTTTTGAAAATTAGGATCACGACTTGATAGTCTACCTGTAGCTGTAACTGCCTGCATAAATTTAGGATGTAGCATACCGTGACTATCTGTGTGATCTTTTATACCTGCAATAAAAGTTGATAAATAAGTATCTATGGCATTGTATCTTACAATAGCATCTAAGAACTCTCTAAGTTCTCCCTCAGATTCTGATGCCAGTTTAGATAAAGTTATTTTATCAGTTCTAAACCCTGACTCTGATACATCATATACACTTTTAGGAACCTGATTAAATCCTGCAAGTTTAGCCATCTTGTGATATATAAATCCATCACCATTACACTCTGAGCACTTAGTATAATTTTTATATGGACTACCATCTTTTTTAATTCTTTTGATTACACCTTTGCCATCACAATGCAAACATTTACTTGCACTCGTTTTGTATACAGGCTCACTGTTATTTTTAACAAGTGATCTAAATTGATTTATAGATAGTTGTGGTCTACGTTTACTTTTACCTGTAGCTTTATCAACACCAATATTAAATATCTTTGCCCAATTAGCTTTGTCTAAAGGTTTTTTAGAATATATTAACCATGACAATTGTTCTGGACTAGATAAATTTATTTCTGTATCACCCATTTTATTATATACTATCTTGCTTATCTTCTGTGTTAGATATGCTTTCTCTGCAGTATACTCTGCATTTACTTTTTCTAATACATTAAGATCTACATAAATACCATTACGTTCCATATCAGATAACACAACTAAAAACTCACCCATCATCTTAGCAGTCTTAATTAAATCTTTATTAGCAGGTAGTTTAAAGTCTTGCATCTGTGAATCAAATAATCTTTTAGTAATAACAACATCATTTCTACCATACTCTTCTACTAGATCAGCAGGTATCTTATCAAATGTTATACCTTCGTCCATATAGTATTTAATACGATCATCTTTCATACCAATCTTTCTACGTTGGCAACACATCTGCAGTGTTAAAGATTTTCTAATGCCTTTGTTAAGTATATACTCTCCCAGCATAGTATCATATACTTTACCAGAATATTTAAATCCTGCTTCCAATATCCACATTAAATCAAACTTAAGATTGTGCCCTACTAATAATGTAGTTTGATCTAATCGTTCTTGTATAGTTTCAAAGCAACCCTCACTAACTTTCTCAGAGTGATAGGTAAAATAATATTCATTACCAAAACCAGATTCTAATCCTACACTTACCAATTTATTATCTGGATGAAATGGTGATGGATCAAATCCATTGTGTTTATTTTTTTGATATGTTGTTTCTACATCAATTACTGTAATCATACATCGTACCTACTTATCTCTCTATAAATTTTAGCATCAATAATACCATGATACCCATTTATTTTATTTTTAGTAATACATAAAGATCTATCTATGTTTTCTTCTCCATCCATTTCAGCTCTTTTACCTACACCGATAATCAAATCAGCTTCAGCTGCTTTACCTGTTCTGGAGTTTTCCATCATATTAAAATCCATATGCCTTTTGTTATGTGCGTCATTAGATGCCTGTGATATTGCAATGATAGCACAGTTTCTACGTTTAGCAATCTCTCTAGCACTTGTGTATATTGCTCTAAGTTTTTCATCTGACCTTGCATATGTACCAGATATATTTACTTTGTCAAGTTGATCAATAACAATTATATCTGGTTTATGCTTTTCACAGTGTGAATCTATATCGTCCATTGTCCAATCAACAGTATCAAATAGTTTGATATTATCTTTTATTAGATCCCATTTGCCATTTGCAACTTCTATGTTTTCGACAATCTCTTCTCTTGTCATTCCTGTATAACAGGATATTGCTCGCATTTGAGTTCTAACTGCAGGCTCTTCGTTTATAAACGCATGAACGTTTGCACCCTGTTCAGCAAAACCATCTGGTGCTGAAACTAAACTAACCCAGAAAGCAGTCTTACCTGTCTCTGGTCTAGCAAATACTATCATTAAATTACCATCACCAATACCACCTACTTCTTCTCGCAGAGTAGAGATACTAAACTTCCATTTAGTTGTATCAACTAATTGATTCATAACTTCTCCAATATTATTAGATACTGATTCTACTTTCTCATCAGGTGTATTGCTCTTGTGTTTTTCAATAATAGAAATAATTTCATTAAAGTTAGCAGGTTTACCATTAAATATTTCAGTAGCTTCAACTGCTATCTTCTGTGCAGTTTCTCTTTCTACTAGAACTTTCATAATATCTTTTGCTATATCATTTGATGGTTCCTCTACTTCTTTTAAGTCTTCGATTAACTCACTAAACTTTATCTTCGCTGCTCTAGTTAATGCAGGATTATACATGGTAGTATGCAATCCATACAACTCATCTACCTTAATTGATTCCTCATAATCTGAGTGTGCTTTCTTGATTGTATCAAACAATGATCCCAAGTCTCCCTCGAATACACTGCTAGATACTGAGCCCTTGTATTGGTCATAAAAAGATTTGTTCAACATCTTTTTAAGTATCTGCTTTTCCATCGTGTCCCCTTTCATTATCTTCTGTTTAGTGCTTTTTGTATTTTTAATTCGTTCTCTAATATTGTAGTTATTGTATCTAGTTTACTCTGATCTCTTTGGTTCCACTCAGATTTATTCATATCCATTATATCATACTTCCAACTATTCCAGTCATCAAGTATTTCCTTCATCATTTCTTCAGTCATAAAATATACTCCTTATCTCATCTGTTTTAAAATATTTCAAATCATCTTCTAACGCTTTTACTTTTACATTTGTAAAACCTTTTGACCTTAACTCTTTTGCAATAGCAAAAGATTTAGTTGTTGCATCTCTGTCTAGTGCAACATAAATAGTTTTATACTGCATGATGTGAGCAAGATGTGTATCTACTAATGATGTACCCATCAAAGCAATACCAGTTAATACACCTGATACTGCACAAGCAGAAGCACAATCCTCGACAATCACTGCGTCATCACATTCGCCACAAATAAATGGCACATGCTTACTACCATACATAAACCATTTAGGATAAGTATCTTTGTTAAGTGCTCTGCCAACTGCACCTGCACATTCGTTTGTATATTTATTTTTAACTACAAATACAACTCTGTCTTGTGCTACATCATATTTAATATCTGCTCTGTTCATCATAAAAGAATCCCAACAATTATTGTTTTGTAAATATCTCATAGCCTTTTCATGAGAGAATGGAGACTTAAAACTTTCTGGAACTTTGAATGAAGATAACTCTGTGTCATCTTTTTTGTTTGAAAATGTTTTAGTTACATAGTCCATAGTCTTTTGCCCCTCGTGTTTTCCTTTTGCTTTACACGAAGCATGAAAACAATACCAACCGATACTATTACCTGTAGTATCAATCAGCATTGTGTTACTGTTATGACAGAATGGACAATCTGTTCTTTCTTTGTGATCTTGTTTTAAGTTTAGATTTTTAATTACTTCTAACTGTTGCTTATAATTCAAGTGCTACTTCCTCGTATGTTATAAAGTATCTATCAACTGCATAGAAGTCATTAGCTTCTATCTTCATGAGATTGTGATTTAAATAATAAGCTATATTATTTTCTAACTTTTCTATTGTTGGTTCCTGTTCGAATGGTATTATTGCTACTGCTTCTATTCCTAGTCCTGCTAGTCTTACTTTGTATTTTTTCATCATGATTCCCCTTATCATAGTTTAATTCATTTGTCAAGTTGTCTTTTGATTTTTTATAAAATTTTGGGTGTCGCCAAACAAATGTCATTTATTAAAATTCTCCACTATACTTTCATCATACAAGTCAACTGTAAAAGATTTATCTTTTATCTTAAATGTAAATTGACTACCCTTACCATCAAGGTACATAGATTTCTCAGTCACCTCGCCACCTAGTTGCTCAACAAGTATTCTAAATTTAAGTGCTAATGTAAATACATCACTCATTTTATTTTTTTGTTATTATTTGAATTACCATAAATATCACCTTCAATTTGATCAGCTAAATTTTTTAAAGCCTGCTCTACATCTTTTGGTATTATCTCTTGATAGTCATTTATTATTTCTCTTATCTCTAAAACTATTTCTGTTTTATTCATTAATCCTCCAATTCATCTTTATTTAATTGATTACATAAACTTTCCATATCATTAGCATTAAAATTTATTTCTATTATATGTTGATCTTCACTAATAGTAGGGAATTGATTTTCTAAATTTTCTCTTGAGTGGCTGTACCAGATTTTTTCTTCACCTGTTGAACTATTGTACTCCCATAATTTATATATTACTCTATCTGCCATATTAATGCTCCTCGTAACTTACATTTTTAGTTCTACGATCCCAACACTTTCTACAACTACCACATTTATTATCTTGGTATTGTGATGGGCATGCGTGACCAATAGCTTTTTTATCTTTGTGCACACTTGATGTCCACTTCCAAAACTTAGGAGGCTTACCATCAACTTTAGTTGCACTAACTCTTATGATTAGATTCTTAGGTACATCAGATTCTTTTATCTGTGATACAATAGAAGCCTCTCTAGTTGCTAGCCAATGCTTTATGTGTGGTGTATGCTCACACACTTCAATAATTTTCATAAGATGTGACAAAGATTGTAAGTCACCAGAGTCAAACCAACGGTGAAAAAGCCTTGATTTATCTAGGTTTTTGTACTTTCTGGTCAATAGTTCTGTCATATAGTCTACCCACTCAATCTTCTCAATAGCATGGTATCTAAATTCCTGTGCGTCTTGCACAACTTGGAACACATAACAACCTTTATTAGCATAACACTTAGAACAAACTGTGCCATCTTGATTAGCAAGTTTAGTCCCAGTGATACATCTCTTAGCAGATATGCCCCACGAATACGCAGGCATCTTATCTGGATTAGATAGTGTACCTATCTGTTTTTCTATGTCTTTAACATTCATGATTATCCTTTGTTGATTAATTACTTTAGCACATAAAATCTGGTGTGTCAACCAGAGTGTACTTTGCGAAACGTTTTTTCTCACCGATATAATAATTACGATATGCTTGAATGTAATTATCACATTTGTATTCATCAGGCATACAGAGTGGTGGTATTAAAAAAGTTTTGTATTGAAACTTATCTCTTACATTGTCAGTAAGTTTTAAAAGATTGTTAAGTATACGACCAGTGCTATGCACTTTGTTATTGTATCTGTGCCTGTATTGATTAAGTAAATGACCTAATAAATCTAATGACCATAGATAATTGCCAAGTGAATCTCCAACCCATATTGTCATTGGGTGTTTTGCGTAGGCAGGTTTGTATAATCTTAAATGTTCGCCACAGTGTCGTTGATATGCAGTAGATAACATCTGACCTGTTTCTAATATCATCTTGACTACATGTTTATCACAATGGTATCTCGCACATATCTCTGCGTCTTTGTGTAAATGAAATATATTCATAGTTTTAATTCTAATTTAAGTATTGCAAATTTAATATCTTTGATTGTTATCTTACCAGA